GTGAGATGGAAGCTGACGAAGTAGGCAGGGATCAACTTGCATAAATTATAATTTAGGGGGCAGGTGAAAGCTTGCCCTCTATTTTAATATAAAGGAATACTAATGGCAGATACAGTCACATCACAAACAATACTCAATACACCTTACAGATTAGTTATGAAGTTTACCAACGTAAGTGATGGCACAGGAGAGAGTGCCGTTCAAAAAGTAGATGTAAGTGCATTTACTGCAGGTGAAAAAGGTGCTACATGTACAGGTGTAACAATAGATAGAATATATTTTGTAAATGACGGAATGAAAGTACAGATACTTTGGGATGCATCTACAGACGTAGAAGCATACAAACTATTAGATACTGAAGGGTATTATGACTTTTCACATTTTGGTGGATTACAGAACAATGCAGGTTCAGGCAAAACAGGTGACATTATGTTTACAACTGTTGGACATGCTAACACGGAAACATACAACATCATACTAGATATGACAAAACAATCCTAAGAAAGGATAATAATGTCAGGCACATATCTAACACTTACTAACAGTACACTAGCAAGATTAAACGAAGTACAGCTAACCTCTACAACTTTTGGTTCAGCTAGAGGTATACAGACTCAAGCAAAGAATGCTGTTAATGAATCTATCAGGTATATTAATCAGAAAGAATATAACTTTCCGTTTAATCATGCTACTGAAACAAAGACTGTTACAGCAGGTACAGTTAGATATAGTTTGCCTACATCAACTAAACACGTAGACTACAATACGTTTAGGATAGTAAAAGATGAGGATCTAGCAACAAGTGGTGGCAAGTTATCTATTCTTCAGTACAATGATTATATAAATCAATTTGTTACTCAAGAAGATGAAATAAATACAACAACACTAGACGGATCACTAACAGATTCAGCAACTACAATAACTGTAGCAAGCACTACAGGGTTTGATAGCACAGGCACATTGCACATAGGCAATGAAGAAGTTACATATACAGGTACTTCATCTACAACCTTTACAGGTGTTACACGAGGAGCAAACAGCACTACAGCTTCTGCTCACAGCAGTGGAGTACAGGTAGCACAGTTTGATCAAGGAGGAGTTCCTAGAAATGTGGTTAGATCTCCAGACAACGGTTATCTTTTACAGCCTTATCCTAATAAGTCTTATTCTATAAAATTTGACTATTATACTTTCCCAACAGACCTATCAGCACAAGATGACACGACAAGTATTCCTGCACGTTTTGATGCAGTGATAGTAGATGGGGCTACAGCTTTTGTGTATCAGTATAGAGGAGAGACTGCACAGTATCAGCTAAACTTTGCACGATTTGAGCAAGGCATAAAGAATATGCAATCACTATTAGTAAACAAGTACGAATATATAAGATCTACATTTATACCAAGAACACCAAGTCAAGTATTGGATTTAAACCCTAGAGTAATTTAGTATGCCTGATCTATCACAAACAGCACCTGCCACGTTTCCACTGATGGGTGGGTTAGTTTTAAACAAGTCTACATTTGCTATGCAACCCGGAGAAGCACTTGAGCTTGTAAACTTTGAGCCTGATATTAATGGTGGCTACAGACGCATAAATGGATTTGTAAAGTATAATACAAATGTAGTGCCACAAACAAGTGCATCAACAGAAGAAGTCTTGCTTTCTTGCATATTTAATGATAAAATAGTTGCAGCAAGAGGAACAAAGATATTTACTGCGTCAGCAGGAAGTGGATCTTGGACAGAAAGAGATACAGGCAGAACAAGTGCAGGTGTCTATACCTTTGAAAGATTTAACTTTGATGGTAATGACAAGCTAATAGTTGCAGACGGAAACAACTCACCTACAGTATTTAATACATCATTTGCAGCAACAGATGTGTCATCAGGTGGAGGTGGAGAAGTTAGCACTGCCGTGACAGGGGCAAAGTTTGTAGTAGCATTTAAAGACCACATGTTTTATGGTGGTATGGCTAGTAACAAACAAGAGGTTGTATTTAGTGTACCGTTTGATGAAGACAATTTTGCAACAGGTAGTGGAGCAGGTAGCTTCAAAGTAGACGATACAATAACAGGTCTTAAAGTTTTCCGTGAAGATTTGTTTATATTCTGTGAAGATAGAATATTTAAACTAACAGGAACATCCTCTAGTAACTTTGCTGTAGCACCTGTAACTAGAAACATCGGATGTGTAAATGGACAGACTATACAGGAATTTGCAGGTGACTTAATATTTCTAGCACCAGACGGATTAAGAACCGTTGCAGGTACAGCAAGAATTGGTGACGTTGAACTTGGTACTATAAGCACTCCTGTGCAGTCTGTGTTTAACGATAACATTGCAAACGCTAGTGGATTTAGATCACTTGTAATACCAAACAAAACACAATACAGGGTGTTCTTTACAAAGTCAGGTACAGTGCAATCTGCAACAGAAGGAGTGGCAACATCCCTAAGAGGACAAACCTTTGAGTTTGCACAACTAAAAGGAATACGACCTACATCTACAGACACTGTAACTACAGCAACAGAAACAATAGTTATACATGGTGGTGATGGTGGTTATGTGTACAGACAAGAATCAGGTAATGACTTTGACGGCACAGCCATAGGTGGTAAGTATAGAAGTCCTGATTTAAGTTTTGGTGACGCAGGAATACGTAAACATATGCACCGTGTTCTTGTTAGTTACAAACCTGAAGCTGCAATAAGTGCAGATATGTTTTTAAGATATGACTATGAAGACCCAAATAGTCCAAGACCTGCAGCCTACTCTCTATCAGCAAGTGACATTGTGGCTGTGTATGGATCAGGAGTATACGGAACTTCAACATATGGTGGGCAGTCAGAGCCTTTGTTAAGACAGTCAGTAGAAGGATCAGGATTTACAGTAGCACTCAGAGTAGATGATAATGGTGTAACAGCACCGTATGCTTTGAGAGGATTTCAGATGGAATATCAAACAGGAGCTAGAAGATAAATGGGAGCAACATACACAAGACAGTCTACGTACAGTGACGGTGATGTTATCACGGCTGCCCATACTAATGACGAGTTCAATCAGTTATTAGCAGCCTTTCAAGCCAGTAGTGGACATACACATGACGGCACTGCTAATGAAGGTGGTCCTATAACTAAGATGCTTGGTACATCTCTTACTCTTGGAGATGGCACTGCAGGTACAGATATCACTGTAACCTTTGATGGTGAGACAAATGATGGTGTACTCAAGTGGATGGAAGATGAAGACTACTTTGAGTTTAGTGATGATATACTTGTAGCGTCCACAGAAAAGATACAGTTTGGTGACACTGCTACATTCCTACAGCAATCTTCTGACGGTGTATTAAGAATAGACGGTGAAGCAACAATAGACCTAAATGCTTCAACTGCAGTCACAGTAAGTAATGACCTTAAACTAGACAGCGACTCTGCTGTTCTAGGCTTTGGTGCTGACAATGATGTTACACTTACACACGTAGCAGATACAGCACTTCTACTAAACGATGCAATTAAACTAACATTCAGAGACAGTGCCTTATCTGTTAGCTCAAGCACAGATGGTCAGCTAGACATAGATGCAGATACAGAAGTAGAAATAACAACACCACTATTAGAAATATCAGCAGACGCAACTGTTGGTGATGACCTTACACTAAAATCAGATGCATCTATTCTTGGCTTTGGTGCAGACACTGATACAACATTAACTCACGTTGCTGACACAGGACTACTACTAAATAGCTCAAGACAGCTACAGTTTGGAGACAGTGGCACATACATACATCAGTCAGCAGACGGTGTGCTAGATTTAGTAGCAGACACTGAGATAGAAATAAATGCAACAACCATAGATATAAATGGTGCTGCAGACATATCAGGTAACTTAACAGTTGGTGGCAACTTAACTGTATCAGGCACAATGGACTTTGGAGACTCAGACATCTCTAATGTAGGGTCTATTGCACTTGATACAATTACAGATGATGGTGGATCAATAACACTTGACTCATCAGGAGATATTATTCTTGATGCAGACGGTGCAAATGTAACATTCAAAGACGGTGGCACATCTATATTAGACATTGCCAACAACTCTAGTGATGTTGAACTCACTGTAAGTGTTGCAGATAAGAACTTCAAGATAAAAGGAACAGACGGTAGTTCAGCCATAACAGCCTTAGACATTGACATGGCTCTTAATGGTAAAGCAATTTTTAGTGGTGATGTTGTTGTAACAGGTGACTTAACAGTAACAGGTGATGACCTCACTATGGGTACAAACACCAGTGGTCACATCATGGTTGCTGATGGAACTAACTTCAACCCTGTAGCTGTATCAGGTGACGTAACTATAGCATCAAACGGTGCAGTAACAATAGCCAAT